TCCTTTAAGCCAATCTTCCCTCTTTAGCTTGAATCTCAATCTTCTGAATTGACAATTGAGAACCATTAATGATCGTTTCATACCCTGTTTGCACAATCTTGCCAGAACCTGATGCGTTAGCAACCAAGTTTTGCAGTGCAACACCTTGAGCATAATAAGCCACAATGGTTGCATTTGAACCATATTCAGCAATTCCATACTCAGAAACACCTTGAGCAGGAATAATGATGTTCTGTGACTGATAGTTTGTCAGGAAGTCATATCCCCACTTGATAGTGAGATACTGGTTACTTCCACCAATCACAACAGCACTGATACGCTTGACAATAGATGTCTGTGATGGATTACCAAGGTCAGCATGGTTTGTGTAATATGCCCATTGATAAGTTGATGAGTCATCCAAGAAACCACCATACTTACCAATATAGCCAGTTTTACCAATCAACAAATCTCCATTGCGCCTTGAACAGAAAGACTTAGGCAAGATTGAGTCCCAAATTGTTGCCCTGAATGAACCATCTGGCAACGCTGCCTTGGTGTCAAAACAATAAACTTGCTGAGTTGTTGGTGCTGTAATCAGATAAAAAGCATTTCTCTCTGAATAGATAGACTTCACAGTAGTCAAGTCTTCACTCGACATCTTGGTCATCAAGTCATTACGCACATTCTTAGACAAGTCACGTTCTGGGGCTGACTTCTCTTGAATCGTTCTCATCAGTGAACGAATACCACTGTTTGACAAGAAGATAACATCTGTACTTGTTGTCTGAATACTGTCCCTAGCAATGCAACCAATTCCCTCAACAGTGTCGCTAAGAGTCATGGTTGATGGTGCAGTTGCACCAGAATAGATCAATATTTGACGTTTACCAAAGATGAACAAGAATCCATTATGAGCAGCCAGACCAGTAATCTCATCAGCACCATTAGGCCAAACATTATTGACGTTTAGGCTACCAGCAGTACCTGTTGCCCATACATGACCAGAGATCAAGTCGCTGAAGTAAACAGTTGCATTGTTTGATGTAGTTGTAGCAGCCCATAAACGACCATAAGCAGAAATCACATTGTTTGCTGATGGCACAGTAGCTACATAACCAGTTTTCTCTGAAACTCTGCGATAGGTTGTGGTTGAAACAGCAGGGTCGAATATCAGTGGCTCATGCCCTGACTGAAAGAAATAGGTGATGCTATTGAGGGAAGCACATTGCCAGTTATTTGCTGTAATGGTAGGAGCAGAACCACCGCCCCCATAGGTCAACTCAGAAACAGCATTAGAACCATCTAATTTGAACAGTTTTAGGTTGCCAGCGAACAGAACAGTCAAAGTGCCATCTGCTTGAATCAATTCATGAATGACAGTGGCATCATTTGAACCCAGATTACCAGTAGCAGAATTTACCTTTGTCCAACCCTTACGACATCCAATACGACCATACTGGTCAATGATGCAGTTAGTCGCAACCAAAGCAAACCCACTCTGCAAATCAAGCGGAGAATCTTGCGTATTCAACCCATAGAAACCGGGGGCTGATACGCTTGAGACTGTAATTGCTTCTGCCATTACACCGCCACAAAGGAATCGTTTTCAGGAGAACGAGCCAGTTCCAAAGCAATCAAGTCAGACATAGATGCCTTAAACAAAGCATATGCTTCAGAACTATTCAATCCACCATCTTCACCACGCTCAACCAATGCACGAGCATAAGCACCCAAAATAATAGGTTCTTTTGCTAACAATGTTGTGTCTGAATCGCTAGACATATCATTTTCTGGAACGATCAAACTAAAGCGAATCGTGTAAATGCCATCAGGCACAGGCCAGAATTTGACTTTTAAATCTCCATTTGTATCTACACCTTGAACAGTGAAATACATGGGAAGATTTTGAATAGGGGTTGGAATAGTGTAGTAAAACCTATCGTGGTCTTCGTGAGACAAGGCAGTCAACTGGTAATAACGAGATGTATTAATAACATCCATCGTTTTGAAACGAACACCAGCACCAGTTAAAGAGTAATCGCCTACCTGACCAACAACTGTAGTTACATTCACTGCTTGATTAAAAGCATCCCAATCGTAAGCATCAGCTACCTGACGCTTAGTATCATTGATAAACTTGCCAATCAATGATGAATAAGATGTTTGAGTAACAGTAGAAACAGTTGGTTCACGCAAACGAACCAATACATCGTTTACAAGAGATAGATAGGTAGGTAAAGCCATAGATTACTTCTTTCCTTTATTTCTTGACGAAATCGCTTTAGCTTTTGCCTTTGCGTCTGCCTTGGATGTTGCGCCCCATGCTTGCAGAGAAAGTAGCAACCTTGTTGGTTTGCCATCCTTATACTCTGCGCCCTCCATGTTGCCCATTCTGGCGAGAAAAGAAGCTCGTCTGGGGTTATCTCCAGACTTTACTGGTGGTTTCAGATTCCCACCAGTTTCTGCATTATAAGATGATCTCCCCTTGGCATTCAACCCCCCTTTGGGATTTTGACCAGCCTTTGTTTGCCAAGTAGGAGTTTTCATCAATATCCCATCATTGTTTTCTTTTTAGGCTTCTTTGCAGTCTTTGCCGCTTGTTTGAAGTCAGCGGCTGTAGGTGCATTCTTAGAACCTACCTTGTTCATCTTTTCGCCTGATCCTGCCTTTATCCTTGCTTGTTTTGCATGGATATTGGCATACAAACCCTGCTTAGTAGCCACTTTTCATCTTCTTCTTAGGCTTGGTCATGCCAGCTTCAGACAAAGCAATGGCAACTGCTTGTTTTTGTGAAGTAACAACCTTGCCCTTTTTAGAGCCTGAGTGCAGTTTTCCTGCGCCATACTCGGTCATAACTTTGCTAATTTTCTTTTGTGCTTTAGTTTTCATACCAACTCCGTTACAGAAACTGTACTAGTTGTAATTGTTGCATCCTTGATAAACGCAATCTTTTGGGCAGGATTTACTCGCACAATTTCAACACAATTGGGGGGTATCATGGCTGATGTTGTAACGCTTGCCGTTGGACTTGTGCCAATTGCATAGTGGCAATGGCCTTGAGAACAAGCAATGCGAATCATTGTTGTATTTGCACCAAAAGCAGTCATTTGAACGCTACTGGTAGTAACTGTAGCCACCTGACTTGTGCCATTACTAGCAACACCATAGGCTACTTGATTGGGGTCTAATTGAAACGTACTCATGGTTTTCCCTTACTTTAAGGTCAGTTGATACAAGGTGTTTTGATACAGACCCACAACTTCATCAATGACGTTATGTAGTGCTGTCTCAGTGCGAGGAACAATTTGCTGACGATTTGCCTCAATCCAATCCATTTGCTGGCGCAAGACTTGAGAAATCGTGCCTTTGTATTTGTTATTCACATAGGGAATATCTAATCTAAGATCAAATTTACCCTGATATTGTTGAGTAAAGTCATCTGCCAATGGGACAATTCCCTCATAAAACTCGTTCAGAGTCTTATGTTCTGCAAATGATGCAGTTTTTAAGTGGATTCTGTGGGCAATTTCCCTTGCCAAGAACAACATTCCAACGAATTCAGCAGCGGTATTGCCCATGATTAATCTTTCTTTATAGAACCACCTGATTTCCATGCGTCACAAGTACGCAAAGCAGCACAGGTAAAGTGGAAAAGCTCACAGAATCCTAGATCAGCGGCATCAATAAACTGTTGGTCATAGTCAAGCTCATTTGGTGAGCTTTTGCCCTTTTCTAGACCACTTTTGATGCACTCCATCATCTTAGGAGTTTGAATAAATGCGGCACAATTACCGCATCTCATTGTTTTTACGACATCGGTAGGTGCGTTATACATCTTGGCTTTCTTCAGCCAAAATGCCTCGTTAGGCTCAAGCGGATTTGGCGCACCATAGCCAAAATTCTTGAAAGCATTATTTCTGTTTTTGAGGTTAAGTGCTACATCCTGAGTAGGAAGTGGACAAACCTGTCCTGAAAGCAATCCCTCTTTCATTTGAACAACCTATCAGCGACAAAGGTGATAAACCCACCTACAGCACTGGCTATGGTCATTCCCATCCAGAAACCGCCTTTAGACTTATTGGCAAGTTCTAGAAGTTGCTTAACATCTATGCTTAAAGTATGGACTTCTTTTTGTAGTGACTCTACTTGAGCCTCTAACTTACCAAAGTCTCTTGCATCAACTTCAGACATTTGCTACCTTTCTGGGTCTACCCATCTTCTTAAATGTTGGGATGACAGGCGCAAATGCGGTATCTGTTCTTATAGTATTCTTGTATTCTACAGGTTCTTCAATGTCAACTCTAACATATCCATCATGGCCTTTCATAGAATCAATATCGACTTGATTGATAAAAGTCACAAGGTTGCCAGAAACTAAACATTTAAAGGTTGCCATAGATTCTCCAAAAGAAAGGGAGGGTTGCCCCTCCCCCCCTATTACACCAAACGAGCAATAACCAACTTAATGGTGGTAGATGCTAAATCTACAGAAGAACCAGTTAAGTTATCGGTTGCAACAGTAACAGTGTTTGCGGCAGAAACATAAGCACGGCGAACAACGCCAGCCTCTGAAACACCGATAGACATTGCAATTACAGCATCACCCAAAGCAACTCCGGGGACGGTAATTGTGTCAGTAGCAGCACCAGCAGCACCTGTCGCAACAGATGCAGAGTCCAATGTTGCAGACACAGACCATGTGTCATTAAATAAACCACGAAACGAGGCTTGATCTCGTCTTGAGGTTACAGCGGTTGCAGCAGCCATATCAATTCTCCAAATTACAAGTTAAAAAAAGACCCCCCACCATCAGGCAGGGGGAGCAACTGCAACTTAGCTTGGTACAACCAAAGCAAAAGCAGCGTAGTCACGCAGTTCGCCAACACCATAGAGTGTGTCAGCAGTGAACAGCGTACCCAGATACTCTTGTTTGTATTGTGTCTGTGAGCGAATAGCCATTTGCTCAACCAACACCATTGAGTCACGGTGTGCCATCAAACATACACGAGCAATGGCAGTACCAGATGTTGGATAAGCGGCTGTTGCAGATGCTGAGTCAGCATTGCTAGACACAAACACAGGCATACCGTACAGGTTACCGATTTCACCATTGCGGATGGTGTTACCAGCACCAGCATCACCAACAAAGGCTTGCTCAGTGTAACGAGCCAAACCCATTAAAGTGTTGCGGCTTGATGGAGGGATGATGAAGAAACGACCATCCATAGGTACATCGCTGTCATCCAAACGCTGAATGGTTCTGCGAATAGCAGCATCAGTCAGTGCTGTAGCGTTACCAGCGTTGCTGTTTGCAGTGTAGTCAAAGGTAGTTGTACCATCACCACCAATATAGCCAGCATTGTAACGTGCGCCATCAGAGCCACCATTAGCAATACGACCCAACTGGATCAAGTCTGTGTCAACTTGTTTAGCCAAGGCATAACCAGCGTCTTCTGTGTAGAAACTACGCAATGAAGACAATGCTTGTGCTTCAACGATGTCCTCGATCAAACGAGAATATTCGTAGTGCTTGTTGATAGAGATGTCTACAACACCCTCGTTGTTGACAATCAGCGTAACAGCGTTTGTTGCGCCTTTAGCTGATGCAGAACCACGGGTAGGGCTAGGAATGTGAACGGTGTCACCTTTCTTGCCTTTGAAGTTCATCTTCTTGACGACATTGGCAGCTACAAGGTTACGTTTGTAGGCTGCAACAATTTCGTCTGACCAAATTTCAGGGATGAAATTGGCTGCTGACGTAATAGTTACGTTATTTGCGGGGGAAAAAGCTGTTGCCATGTTAAATACTCCAAAAAGTTAGTGTTATTTCACTCGACCCTCTGCATACGCAGTCATGATTTCATCAGAAAGTGCTTCGTATCTTTGAGGATCAGTCATTTTTAGCCGAATCAGGTCAGCTCGCCTGTAAACTCGTTTTCCTGTTTCCCCTGTACCACCAGTATCAACTGCTGCGGCTTTCAGATTCTGCTTACGAGTTGCTTCACCAGCATCACTCGTTTGCTTTGTCCGAACACCTTTCAATTGCTTGTAGGTACTCAACAATTCATTGGCACTATCATAGTCAAACTCTCCATCTGCCTTGGCATAAAGCCCAAGGCGAATAGGTGAAGATTTTACCCAATCAACAAACTCTTGGTCTTGAACAATCTGAGTGAAATCAGGATGTTCAGTAGCAAGTTTCTGCTGAATCTGCATCTTTTTGAACTCTTGACTAGCTTGTCTAGCCGCAAGTACGTCTGGATGTCTATCAATAGTGTTCTGAACTGCCTTTTTTGGGTCTTCAAAAAAATCAATTTCAGGCTCAACCTCTGCATTTTGTCGATTGCCAGAGAGATTTTGCTTAATCAGTTCATCTGCTAATTTGCGAACCTCGCCCACCTCTTGAGCTTGCTTTCCAATCAACTTTTCAGCTTCTTGGTGCATTTTGATGATGTCTGACAGTTCTTTACCCCGATATTTGTCGGGAATATCAGCATTCATCGTCTCAACAGTTGAATCTAGTTGTTGCTTTTCAACAGCTTGAATCTCACTTTGCATCTCATCATCGTTATCTAACAACATACAGTTTCCTTTTCCTGCCCACCAAGGGTTTTAGGAGATTACACATGAACTCGACATTTGTTTATGAGTTCTCTTTTAGTTCCGCTGCCAACTTTTCTCGATGTTTTCGGTCAAATTGATGGGCTGAAGTAGGGAAATGCCCACTCCAACCCTCCAACTTGATGTTGGGAGCAGAAATGATTCGGCGACTTACCGAACCACATTCACACTGGACAGTGACCGCCTCATAATCAGCCAGTTTTTCAGTGCGATGCCCATTTCCACAGGCAAATTCATACATTCTTTTCATTTAATTCCTCATATGCCTTTTCACTGACCTCTTTTAAGGTTTTCAGCCAAGTCAAGATGGAAAGTTCACCTTTTCTGAACATCAAGGTCTTTTCATCAGGAATAACGCTTATATTATTGAGTGACTCTATCATAATGTCAATATCAATAATTAATTCTTTCCAACCGTCTGTCGCCATCATAGAAAAACGGTCTGAATAGTATTTGTCAAGTTCTGGGGTCATTGCCTATCCTTTAGAAAAATGCCAAAAATTTACTATTGTTTGCACTATAAGCCCCAAAAATCCAACCAGTATTATTTCCATTATCTATGTTGCCATTGGTTGTTTGAGCAAGCCATGTTGCGCCTCCTGTGGCAATACTGTCTTGGATTTTCACATAACTAACACTTACTGTCCCACTGGCTTTGCTTAAAGTAGCTTGAGTTCCCGCTGTTGTTGAGCTTAATACTACATAATTAGTTAATCCATCAGCATTTCCATCAATAGTTATGTTTCCAACATTTAATGTTGATCCAGCAAATAATTTAACATTAAAATCATGAGTTGTAACATCTGAAGAAAAATTATTATTTATTGTAAAATTTGTTATAGTTTGTGTTGTTGCTCCACGACCAAAAATAAAATTACCATAAACATCATTCATAAAAACAGAAATACTGGGATAAGTTAAATTTGGCACATCAAGTGTAATTGTAGATTTATTACAATTTATTGCAAATGTAAACCCAGTCATATCTATGGTTGTATTTGTTAAATTTCCTTTAAATATACCAGTAGAATTAGCACTCTCAATATTAACCTGAGAATTAAATGTTAAACTTTTTGTATTTGAGTTATCAAAATCAAAATTAGCAGTATAAAGGGTATATCCATTTGTGGAAAAAGATCCATTTAATACATTTAATTTTTGTATATTTGAAGTAGCTTGGAGATTAAAAACTCCTGTACCAGAAGTATTAATAGTAATAAGATTTGATAAAGCAGAATTTATTGGAAGATACCTTGGAGTAGATTTTGTTGATGCAAAAGTTAAATTTCCAAAATAACTAGCACTACCACTACCATAAAAACTTCCATAAATAATATAAGTATTAGTAGACGAATTAGTAACAGTTCCACCCCAAGAACTTAATGTTCCTAAGTCATAAATCCAATTTGTTGTAGATAAATTTACTGTAGGGCTTGAATCAAAATAAAAAGACATTGAATTGTCTTCTGTTCCTCCAGATGTTGTTCCATGCTGAACTGTTATTGTAGAAGCAGTAGTATTTGTTCCTGTAAATTTAACATACGGTGTTCCTGTTCTTGTAAAATTTGTAATAGTTGCACAATCCCAAGATGTAACAGTTCCAGTTCTTGTATTATTAATAACTCCAGATGAGCCAAAAGCAATTGCTCTTGTATTTGAATTATTTGAAGAAAAAATGCCAAAATTAGTTAATGTAAAATTATTTAAATCAAGTGTGCCAGTTGTAAGTGTTATTGTTCTGCTAGTAGATGTTCCTACACTTAAATTATCTTGTAATTGATAAGTAGCTGTCCCAGAAAATGTCAATGGAAAATTTAAATTTAATGTTGCGCTAGTTATGGTTTGTGTTCCGCTTGTGGCGGCAAATGTTCTTGCACTTGTTCCAGCGGTTATGGTCATTCCTGATTTAAATGTCAAATTCCCATAAATAGTTAATATATTATTTGGAAACGACCCTCCAAATGAACCACTAAAAATTAAATTTCTGACAGCCCCAGTAACAGTAAGCGTACTTCCGCCATTATTAATGTTAAAACTTATGCTGTTTGCTTCTGTAACAGAGCCAGCGGTTATTGTTCTTGAGGTTGACGATGCATTTGTTACTAATATTAATGGAGTACCCGAAACACTATATGTGGTTGCGCCTGTAAAAACTGTTCCTGTTCCAGCCGCTGAAATGGTGTTTGTTCCAAACGCTAACGTGCCTGTAAAGCCTGTCATTGTTAAAGTTGAACAAACAGCACCTGTTCCTATAGTTACAGTGTTTGCGCCAGAAAGATTTGTAAAAAATACAGTATCAGAAGTTGTAGGGACAGCTTGTCCACCAACTCCACCACTTGTTAATGACCATTTAAGACCTGCTGTCCCGTCCCATGTAGCAGTTCCACCTACCCAGTATCTGTTTGCCATGATTAAGCCTGTGTAGTTACTGCAATAACATCCCAGCGGGTGTTATTAGCGTTGTAAATACAACCAACATACGTAGTTTTACTTGCAGTTGTTGTTGTTGGTAAAGTAACTCCAATTACAGTGTATGTAGCATCCCAAGTTAATGCTCTAGCTGTTCCGTTATCAAGCAATCTAAATATTAATTTGTCACCATCAACAGGCGTTCCTGTTGGCGCATTAATGGTAAGTCCTGCCGCCAATGCCGTGTAGGCATAAACATCAGCAGTTGCAATACTTGGAGTTAAAGAAGATGCAGAAGTAGCAGATGTAACTCTTGGGTCAATACGCTTGTTAGTTAGTGTTTCAGTGCCAGCGTATGTGGCAATAGAAGCACCAGCCAATGTAGTTGATCCTGTTCCACCTTGGGCAATAGTAACTGCGGCATTGGTTGTAAGAATTGTTGTTGTCGCATCTGGTAATGTATATGTCTTTTCTGCTGTAGTTGCGCCAGAAAACTTAGTGAATCCATTACCAGTACCACCATAAGTAGACGCAATAATTTGAGTAAGTGCGGCAGAACCATCAAAGTTATTGCCGTAGATTCCTCTAGCTGTTGTTAATGTGGCGGCTGAACCTGTTGTATTCTGATTCCAAGTAGGAACTGTACCAGTTAGACCACTATAAGCAACATTAGTAGCTGTTGCCGCATTACCGCCAATAGAAAGATTTGTAACTGGTGTTGTTGATGCAACTGTAAATGGTGCAGTACCTGTTGCTACTGTGGATGTAACTGTTGTAAACCTACCAGTTGATGCAGAAGTTCCACCAATAGCAGGAGGTGAAGATAAATCTAACGCACCACCTAAAGTAAGGTTTCCAGAAGTAGTAACTGTGCCTGATAAGGAAATGCCATTTACTGTACCTGTACCGCCAACAGATGTCACAGTACCAGAACCGCCACCACCACCAGTTACCCATTTTGTGTCGTAATCTGCACCGCTATTTTTGGCTAAGACTTGTCCAGATGTACCACCAGTAGGGACACCAATACCATTTGCACCAGTATTGCCATCACGACCATTTTCACCCTTTTCACCCTTAACTTCACCAACATTTATCTCTTTTCCATTGGATAAAGTCAGGACTAAGGTGTCATCAAAGTCAACCTTGGCATCAACAACAGAGATTCCATCATCTCCATCTTTGCCATCTTTGCCAGTAGACCCATCAATTCCATCACGCCCATCTTTACCGTCTTTACCGGGTTCTCCTCGATCTCCTTTGTCACCCTTTAGACCTTGTTCACCCTGTTCTCCCTTGAGTTTTTTAACAG